GGGATGACACGATCGGGGCGCTGCCAGCCGCCGCCGCAGCTGCGCCAGCCGCCGCCGCGCCATTACTGGTAAAAATTTCGGAAGTGCTTAGAAATATCGGAATTGAGCCGGAAGAATTGGTAGAGATTGGAAAAGATGCTATTAACCAAAAAGCCCAGGAATTAGCAAAAAAGGCCCTGCAACCAAAAGCAGCAAAAGAAGCAGCACAAATTGAAGTATCTGATCAGTTAGAAGCAGACATCGAAGAAGCTACAACCGCAACACCTGCGCCTATGTTTAGGGCCGCAAATGGTACCAATATGCTGCCGCTGATCCTGGGTGGTGCAGCTGTTTTATATTTTGTAACTAGGAAACGATAAAAAATGACAGCAAAGCAGAAAGCAAACCAGGCCCGGTTTAAGAAAGTAGTAGCGGAAGCTAAAAAGCTGCGGAAAAAAAATCCGAAGCTGACGCAAGCGCAAGCCGTAAAGCAAGCCTGGGCGATGACATATACAAAAAAGAAAGTAGGTGCAGCACCAAAAAAGAAAGCTGCAAAAAAATCTAGTAGCTATCACAAAGACACGAAAAGCCATAACGTAAACATTCGCGTTATGAGTGGTACAAAAGATTTCAGCGGAAAAATTTTAGATCAGTTAAATGAGACATTAAATAGAATTAGTAACGCTCAAGAAGCTATTGATAAATTAAAAATTGGATTAAAATATAAACAGTTTAGTAAAGAGGATATTCCAGAAGCTAGAAAAAGAGTAAAAAAATATACTGAATATATGAAAGGGCTAAAAAACCATTTTAGAGAATTGAAAAAGCAATTTTCTTGATGTATCGAATTAAGCCATACACACTAAGAAAGGCCCGGAAGCTGGGAGTAAAAGTAGAACCCAGCAGCAGGCCCGGAAAAAAAATAGATGTGTACAGCAAAACTGGTGAATACATTACCAGCGTCGGGGCGAGAGGATATTATGACTACGCTACATACCTGGAATACCAGGGCAGGGCAGTAGCAGAAGAAAGGCGAAAAATGTATAAAAAAAGACACGCACAGGATCGGAAGGTAAAAGGATCAAGAGGATGGTGGGCCGATCAGCTGTTATGGTAAGGACGTAACAAACCAATATAAAAAAAGAAAAATGGCAAGACGCAAACGCAAGACCAGCCGACGCAAATCCAGCCGCCGCCGAATGGGGGCCGTAGGAAAAGCAAACATTCAAGCAACCCTGGGAATTATCGCAGGTGCTATCGCTGGCCGTTTAGTAGCAAAAAAATTGCTGCCGAATGTGGATGAACGTATCAAAAACGCCGGAGTAGTTGTACTTGGTGCCGCTGTATTCCCTCGCTTGATTAAAGGCGAACTGGGTAAAGCAATCGGAAACGGTATGGTTGCCGCTGGTGGTGCTGGCCTAGTAGGTGCATTTATTCCTGCCCTCGGTCAAGCCGATGATATGATCGAATTTCCGGTAACCGTTGGCGAAGTACCCGATAACATCTCGGTAATCGCTGGCGATCAAGTTATGGCAGGTGATGATCTGTCCGTAATGGCCGGAATGGATGAGGACGAGGAGTAAAAATTAGTAACCATTTTGTTTCACCTACACTTAAAAAAAGCCGGGGACGGGGCAATTGATCCGAACACCTAAAAAAATGGCAACAACTGTCGGCACACGCCTAGCTTTTGAAAAAGCAAAAAATGCGATTCAGCAAGCCGGATTCTCTCTCGGTCAAGCTGTACTATCGCAATCTTACCTTCGCACGGAATTGACACTTAGCACTACAAAAACGCTGTATCAATTTCCGATTCTTGTAAATGACAACGGCCAGGGTACACCGCCCAACACAGCAAAGTTGTTGAACTTGCAGGATGCGTTTTATTGTTCTAGCTTGTTTATTGGATTTGCTAAACCTAGCAGCAGCACCGATACAACATTTCAACTGGTAACCTATCCTAACGCGAGTATTTTCAGCACCGCAAACACCGCAAGCAGTTTATACAGCTTTTACAACGGTAACTTGTCGCTGATTGTAAATAATCGTCAAATTGTGCCTGCATACGACGTATATCGCCATTACGACGTACCGCAAACGCAAGGAACTACAAACGCATATTATAGCGCTTCCGGTATTACTTCAAAAGATCAGCAATCCGGCGCCGATTCTGGATTTTATCCAATCGAGCCAGGATGGGTAATGGTAGGATCTAAGCAAAACACCCTGCAAATCGAACTTCCAGCTTCTCTTGCTGCAATCGAAACGAATAGCCGAGTAGTTTTGATTATGAGAGGTCACCTTGCTCAAAATGTCACGCCTGTACGGTGATGATTTTCAATTAGTTATGTACTTTAATTAGTCACATAAAAATTGATAAAATAGTCGCAGAATGGGGGAAGCTGCGCGCCGCAAGGCAAACCCAAAGAACCCCTATTTTTTTACTAATAAACGAAAGCAAAATGCCTTTCAAAGCGCAAAAATTCGAATTTGTAGAGATCCCAGTAACCGGGATAGCCTCAACTGGTCAAACTGGTACTATTTGGAGTTTTCCCGATCTGCCTAAACTTCGGTACACTAGCTTGCTGGCTATGTCAGTTTATAGCCCTAATAACATTACGGTTACACCTTCCGGGAACACACCAGTAACGCTTGCGATCCTTCAAAAATCTTTCCTGGTGCTTTATGCTAATGATCGCCAGGATCTTTACCGCATCCCATTGACTGACTTAAACCGCACACAAGCTGCCAGCGATCCTTTTGTACGCCAGCTGTTTGAATTTAATGGTCAAAAAGTAACCTGGGATAAATCCTTCGTGCAGATCGGATCAGCACCCGGTAACACTACCAATCTTTCATTTTGTTTCGGTATCCATTACATCTAATAGACAATGGCAAACTACGGAGTACAAAAAAGCAACGCAGGGGCCGTATTGTCCTGGTACGAAAATCAGGATGAAACAGCTTTCCGGATTTTCCGCGGCAACAAAGAAAATGACGCGTATTTTACTGACGGTTACACCGGATCGGATAAGGATGAAGGCTACCAGCAATTAAGTAAAGCCCTGGCAGAAATCGAACCTACCGACTACAACGTGTATTTTGTCAAACTGTATTCTAGTAACCCAAAAGCTAAAAAGAGTGGTGCCGGAGTAACTTTCCAGCTGCATAGCCCCAGTATGGGGGCCGTTTCAGCCGCGCCGGGGCAATACCAGGCGATGAATGAGATTTTATCCGAGATACGCGCACTACGCGCAGAACGGATCGCAGAGATGGAAGGTGATGAAGATGATGAACCGGAAGAACAGCCAGCAACAGCTAGCAGCATACTGGCCGGAATTATGCAACAGCCACAAGTCCAGTCAATGATCGTAAACTTCATAACCAGTATGGCCGGGAATTTTATGAAACCAGCACCAGTAAAGCAAATTGCAGGAGTAGAGCCGGATGATATAGCAAAAACTATTCAAACCCTTTTTAGCAAAGGAGTAACGCCGGAGGATCTAGCCAAGCTGGCCGCGATGGATCAGGGACAGATTAATTTTTTACTATCAATGTTGCGTAAGTAATGGCAAAGACAACAGCAAAAGAATGGGGCAATATAGCCCTAATCGCTGGGGGAGTTGTGGTAGCTTTCCTGGTAGGCAGGAAGGTATTGCAATTCCTTAATGTAGTACCAACAGCAGAAGAAGCCCAGCAAAGCCGGGATCGCGAGCGAACACTAAGAGAAGCCCAAGCGCAAATCAAGGTAAAGCCAACGCAGCCCGATTTTTACTGGAAAACTTTAGCTGACACAATACACGAAGCCTGGAAATATAGCCGTTTTGATGATGACAAGGCCCTAGCAGAAACTAAGCTAAAAGAACCGCGAAATGATGCGGACTATCTAAAGCTGGTACAATTCTACGGAAAGCGGCAAAACTATTTTTTTGGTATTCCGGAAGGTGGATTGAGAACACTATCGGAAGCCGCAAATAGTGAACTAGATGAAGATCGAATAAACAGAATTAATACAAACTATGCCCAAAAAGGTATCAAGTTCAGATTATGAAAAAAAGCACCGTTAATTTTCTATTGATCGCAGGGGCAGCCGCCGCCGCGTTTTTTATCTTTACTTCTATGCGCCGCCGCCGTGGATCTAGCGTAGAAGCTGGGCCGACTATTAAGCAAACCGAAAGCGAATTTTTTGCCGATACCGAGATGGCACCAGCTCAACCAGAATTTGTTAAGGGTGCGCAGTCAGTAGTAGAAATCTTTAAGGGATTGAAACGCGCACCGGAAGCAAAAGCAGCAGCCCAGGCAAAACGCGCCACACGAAAAGCAGCTAGAAAAGAAAAGCGAGCAGCAAAAAAGGTGGGCGATATTAGCGTATTGTATTAATCATTTTGTTTCACCTATATTTTATTGAATATGAAAAAGAATAACTGGTTAATATGGGCCGCAGTCGGTATCGCAGCTTGGTACTTGTTTAGAAAAAGCCAGGGCAAACCAATGCTGCCCGGTGGCGGTGCATCCAGCACAACGCCAAGCGGCGCAAGCGCGCAAAAATCAGCCCAGGAAGCCCGGGAAATAGTTGCCGATGTTATTGATCGGACTACATTTTTGCCCGATATGCGCACCGATAGAGATATGTACAAAGAAGATCTTAAAAATTGCAAATAATGCCTTGCCAACAATACATAACTGAAACAAAGTTGTTTTATTCAAACAACCAAACGGACACTAATTGTAACAGCATTATTTTTATCAATAGTGGATCGGTAAATGTTTCAGTTGATAACGTGATACTAGCACCTAATCAAACCCTGGCTATTGATGGTAACCGGGATGAGATGCTAGTAAAAGTATATGAATTTAATTTTGCAGCTGGAAGCAATCCGCAGCTGACAGTTGTATTTAAAAGATATATCTAATGTCCGGATTTAAAGTTAATTTTTCCGTCAATAATCAGCTGGCAACGCCAAGTATGCACGCTGCCGCACTGGCTAACCGTCCGGCAGCCGGACAGCCTGGTCGTGTATTTATTGACACGGATAACCCCAGCACCGGAATTTACCGGGATACTGGTACTATTTGGATTCAAATAGGTGCCGGTGCTGGTGCGCTTAATTTGCAAAATGTAACCGATAACGGAAATAGCACTACTAACAACATACTTTTACAATATCCCGATAATGCACAAGATAACGCACTTGTTTTTTACAATAGTGATTTAGCGCAAGAAGAATATCTTATTAGAAAGCGGGCAACTGGTATATTAACCAATGATGTTTTAAGTATAGAAAGTAGGGGTAATATATCACCAAGCACTGATCCAGTCGGTTTATTGATAGATGGAAGCCAAAATGTTATTAGATCTTTTTTTGGAAACAGTTATATCGACAATGGACTTAAGCTTGATTTCAATAATAATTCATATAAGTTTGGTGATTACAATAATCTCAGTAATGGTGGTGCAATTGTTGTAAATGTTGGTGCGCCTGAAATTTATACTACATTTAATATCGGAAATTTAGGATATAATATATCTCAATCTAATATCGTTTTAGGAGATTATGGTGCTACCTATAATGGATTAGTTTTAAAAGTTGATTTTGATAGTTCTGGTCCAGAAATAATATACACACAATATCAAGGCAATGATATAGGATTAAAGCTGGATTTTGCTAATGGTTTATATCAATTTGGTACAGCAACAATATCGGGTGGAATTGGACTTTTAGTTAATAATAGCACAACTGAGATAAGTACCGAAGATTTTTTGGGTGGTGTTAATGGTTTTGTTGTTAATATGTCAACATTAACAGTTTCAATTGGTGATTATGTAGGAAATGCAAATAATACATTTTTAACAATAAATGATGCAAACCAACGATTGGAACTTTCCGGAAATTTAATTGCGGCAACCGCAGGTGGGGCAAGTGGCGATCACCTAAAAGTGCGTATTGGTGGAACAGACTATAAAATTGAATTAAGAAATCCATAATATGAACCAACCTACCGATCAACAAATAATTCAGCAAGTAATTGACCAGGCAGTAAAAGCCGGGATTTTTCAAAACATCGACAGCGCAGCCGTAGTATGGCGCGCCTGGGGAACTATTAAGTATAAACTAGAACAGCTAGAAAATGAGCAGCGAAACACTAATACAAATAGTTAGTGGAATTTTCGGCCTGGGCCTGGTATGGGGATCTCTTAATACCAGGATTAAGCAGCTGGAAAGGGAACTAAACAATAACCGCGACCTGGCAGAACGTTTAACCAGGATCGAAGAAAAAGTATTTTACATAGCTGAAAATATAAAAAAGTAACAATGGCAAAGAAACCTAAAAACTGGAAAACCACATTTTTCGGGATCGCATCAGTGATCAGCGGAGTAGCCCTAATTTTGAAAGGTAGCATAATTGAAGGAGTAACAGCGATCACAGCCGGCCTGGGCCTGGGTGCAGCTAAAGACTTCGATAACGACTGAGCAATGGCGATCACTTCATCTAGTCCTATTTGGAAAAAATACACCCAGCACGTTTTGCGCTGGGAAGGTAAAACAAGCGCAGATCCGCGCGACACAGCCGCAAGCTGCTATCCTGGTGGAATACACACTAATAAGGGGGTAACCTTCTGTACCTTTAAGCAACTAGCCGCAAAAGTCGGGATCACGCCAGTTACCCACGCTAGATTTTTGAAAATGACCGATGACGAGGTAGGCCGTTTTATTTTTGAGTATTACAAGAACATTCGCGGATCGGAACTTCCCAACAGCGTAGCGGTAGCAATGACCGAAGCCGCCTGGGGATCGGGCCAGGGCCGAGCATTTAAGCACCTGCGCGATAGTTTATCGGATCTTGGCCGTCCGGTAATCAGTAACAGCCAAGCTATTCAGGCAGCCGCCCAGGTACCCGAAAAAAGGCTATTTGATGCCTATTTTAACCAGCGATTTAATTACCTAGCCAATACACTAGGAAGCCAGCCAAAATACGCAATGTTTCGCAGGGGATGGATTAACCGTCAAAACGCGTTTAAGGCCCTATTTACTGGGGTGCCTATCCTCTTACCACTTTTTTTTTTGGGGATCTTAGCAGCTGGAATAATAAAAAATAGTTGAACTTTTTTTTGGTAGTATCGAAAATTATCCCAATTTCGGGATTACAAACGATTATTTACTAAAAAACGCAACTATGCAAGAGTCTATTTTTTCGGATCTTACTCAGATCCTACCACACCTAGCGATGTTAGATCGCAAAATCATTAACCTACGCTGGATCGCAAAGCAAATCGAAGGATGCAAGGTAGAAACCTTTGTAACCCTTGCTGATGGAACAGTCCTACCAATCGACCAGGACATTGTACCATTCAAGCTTGATATGGAACTAAAAACCCTAATCGAGGACAGTATTGATGAATACCAGCGGCAGCACGATCACTTAAAAAGGTTATTCGATGAAACAAATAGCTGATTTTATTAGCGGCGTTTTATTGTGGGTGATGATCCCATTAATTATGTTAGTATATCTATTCATTTTACTTTTACTAGCAATTAGTGAATTATTTATTTACATATTTGACCGGGCCGATCGCGACCGCACACGCTTGATAAAAAAACTTCTTAAACCTTTACAAAAACGATAAAAACACAAACGATGATCAACTATCACAACCAACCAGCCTTCCCACCACAAGTAGCACAAGATAACCTGGGCCGCATTATGGCACCGATCCCAGGAATGACCAAACTAGAATTTTATGCCGTTATTTTGCTGCCTACCTACATATCCCTAGCGCAGAAATATGATGGCCTAACATTCCAGGGCCAACGTGTCAGTCCTTGGGATGCCGCGATCGAAGCTGCAAAAATCTTAATTGAAAAACTAAACAACCAGGAAGATGAAAAACCGACTTTGCAAATTGCTGAATAGTCCGGGGCTTCATTTAGCCTTAGCACTAATAGCAGCCCTTATTTATTGCGACCTAATGAATAGGTATTAATTAACCAGGGCCGAAAGGCCCTTTTTTATTGCTATGACAAACGACATAACCGAGATACTTTTATCCAGGATGTTCAATCCTGTGGATGTACCGCCGCCTGAAGATGTGATACTAACAATTGCCGGAAAGACAATAGGAACGGCCGGGAACTATGTTGTGTATAGCGGCCAAGCTAAAGCCGGAAAATCTACCTACCTATCGGCAACGATCGCCAGCGCATTTTTGCCAGCTTACCAGGATAGTTTTGGGATCAAGCTAAAGCCGCCGGATGATCGGCCCATCGTAGCTTATTTTGATACTGAAAGCAGCCGTTTTGACTTTCATAGGCAGATGACTAGGATAAAGACACTAGGCAACCTAGAAAAGTACCCCAGCACCCTGGATGCCTTTAACACCAGGGAGGACGGCCCAGGTAAGATACGCGCACTGATTCGGCACTACCTGGACATCACCCCAAAATGTAGCGTGCTGGTAGTGGATGGATTTTTGGATTTATGCCTTAATTACAACGATGAAGTTGAAACCAGGAAGCTAACTAACTGGTTTAAGCTAATCACTAAACAGTATAACATTTTACTAATCGGAGTATTGCACCTATCGAAAGGCCAGGGTGAAACGCTGGGCCACCTAGGATCTAATACAGATCGCTGGGCGCAGTCCACACTAATAGTTGAAAAGAATAAAGAGGCCCGGCAATTTGTATTGAAGCCAAAATTTTTAAGGAGTAGCGAGGATTTTGAGCCGATCGCAATTTTCAACTACGAAGGCAAGTGGCAACAGATCCCATACGAAATGACAGTACAACAAACATTCAAAAACGGTAAAAAATGACACACGGATCACTTTTTTCTGGAATAGGTGGTTTTGACTTAGCCGCAGAATGGATGGGATGGGAAAATAAATTCCATTGTGAATGGAACGAATTTGGGCAAAAAGTATTGAAACACTATTGGCCAGAAGCAGAATCATTTAATGACATTACAAAAACAAACTTTACAAACTATGAGAAAAAAATCGATGTACTCACGGGCGGTTTTCCTTGCCAGCCCTACTCTTTGGCCGGAAAAAGAAAGGGAAAAGAGGATAGCCGCCATTTATGGCCAGAGATGTGTCGAGCAATTAGAGAAATTAAACCACGTTGGATCGTGGGCGAAAATGTTTACGGCCTTGTTAATTGGTCAAGAGGGTTGGTATTCCACGAAGTGCAAGCTGACCTGGAAGCTCAAGGGTACGAAGTATTCCCGTATGTACTTGCAGCTGCAGCCGTCAACGCACCGCACCGCAGAGACAGAGTCTTTTTTATTGCCCACTCCAAACACATCGGATCAAAATCCACCAGAGAAAGTGGAAACATATTTGAAAAGAAAGGAAAGGCACGCAAAGAAAGGAGTCAATTTGCAATTTCCATTGAGAATGGCAATGGCAATGAAATTACTGCCAACACCGACAACAATGGATTCAACAAATGCGACAGCGGAAATGAAGTCGAGTCAAGTAAAACAGGGATCAATGCACTCGGTAACATTGACGAGAGCAATGGCAATGGGGATGCTTCCGACTCCAATGGCATCGGACTGCGGAGAGAAAGTGACAGGATTGGAGAGTCAGGATTCGTTAGTAAAAATGAGTCGGGAAATTACTGGCAAACCTTCCCAACTGTCTCCCCAGTTTGTGATGGAGATGATGGGATTTCCGACAGATTGGACTCTATTACCTTTTCTAAATGGCGAAAAGAATCAATCAAAGCCGGAGGCAACGCAATAGTACCACAAGTGGCACTACAAATTTTCAAAGCTATACAAGAGTATGAAAATAAAATAGGGCCGGAAGATCCGGCCCAGGACAAACGATTGGTATAAAACACAACCATTTTGTTTCAAAACAAAAATAAGTAAAAATGGCAACACCACTAAAAAGCGCAACTATATTTTTTCAGCCTGGTACAAAACGGCCCAGGAAGTATCGGAACATATCAACGCCGTACAGCTTCGAAACATACGCCCGGCAGTCCGGGGCCTGGTACATCAACTGGTACGATCAAAAAACCGGGCAATTTTCAGGCAGGAAATGGTTAGTTAATGTAAAAAAATAGTACATTCGGTTTCTCGTAGCATATACAGTAGTTTGGTACACGGCCTGGCGGATCACCGCTAGGCCCTTTTTTTTGCCTATTACGGCTCTCCAACACAAAATCCGACCGCTAGCACCGCCCGGCTAAAAAACGCCCAAAAACAGCTTAAAAACGGCATATTTTGTACATTTTATAGAAATGTAGGTGAAACAAAATGGTTAGTGTGGATAAAATCCACCTGCATTTTGTAGGAAATATCAACTATTTATTGTATCTTTGCCCCTATGTGGGCCTGCCCAAACAGTCACACAAGGGGCAAAAACTAATAGTAGATAGATATTTTTGGAATGTATGTTGT